TCGGGTGGACCGATTGCGCCTGCTCGGAAACGGCGTCGTCCCCGCGGTCGCCGAGCGAGCCTTCGTGACCCTACTCGATGAACTGCTTGCCGACGCCTGAGATGGTGCGAGACGTGATGGCTGCGCTGGGGCGCCGCGGCGGGCTCGCGCGCTCGGCGGCTAAAGCGCAGGCGGCGAAGCTGAACGGCAAGAAGGGCGGGAGGCCGCGGAAGAAGCGATGAGCGCCGAGCAACTCCTCGCCGGCTTCCGCCTTCCGCGACCGGACCGATCGCCGATCTACGACTGGGCGCGGCGACACGTACAGCTGCCGGAATCCTACGCGACGCCGGGGCCGTTCAATGTGCGCTTGTCGCCTTGGCTCGTGCCGATCTTCGACGCGCTGCAAAATCCGCTCGTGCGCCGCGTCCACTTCCGCAAGGCGGTGCAGATCGGCGGCACGCTCGTGGCCGACGTCTGGCTGCCGTGGATCATCGCGAACGATCCCGGCCCGATTAGCTGGACGATGCAGACCGACGAGATGGTGGAGAAGCACGCGAAGACGCGCCTCTGGCCGCTGCTCGAGCGCTGCCGTCCGGTCGCTGCGCTTCTGCCGAAGCCGGGGCCGCATCGGACGACGACAGAGATTTTCTTTGGCGGATTCTTCGTCACGCTCAACGCGGCGAACCTTTCGACCCAGCAGAGCCAATCGATCCGCTACAAGATCAACGACGAGCTCTGGCTCCCGCGGTGGCAGGAAATCTACGGCCACGCGGTGGCGCGCGTCTCAAAGTTCGAGGAGGTCGGGCGCTCGAAGATTTACAACGCGAGTCAAGCGCCGGTGATGGACGCGGAGACGGGCAACGTCGAGGACACGAGCTACCGCTCGGGCGACCAGGGCGAGTGGCACGCCGAGTGCCCAGGCTGCCGCAAGATCCTGCCGGTCGCGTTCGAGGTTCTGAGCAAGGAGCAGCGCGGCGGCGTGATCTGGGACCGAGCGGCGCGCCGCGATGACGAAACGTGGGACGTGGGCCGCGCGGTCGAGACTTGCCGCTTTCGCTGCATCTCCTGCGGGCACGAGTCCGCGGACAGCGACGCGACCCGCGCCGGCTGGGCGAAGACCGGGCGCTTCGTGCCGATGAATCCTGCGGCGCCTCGCGAGGTGCGCTCCTTCCGGCTGGAGGCAATCGTCACGCGGCCGATGCGGCTCCTCGTCGAAGAGTTCCTCCAGGCCGAAAACCAGCTGGTCCGCACGGGCGACGAGCAAGCGAAGATCGAGTTTCGGACCAAGCGGCAAGCGCTGCCGTGGATCGTCGAGAAGAAGGCGGTGAACGTGCTGCTGAAGGACAGCGGCTACAAGCTGGCCGACTACGCGCAGGGCGAGTCGATCCCCGACGAGGCGATCCGCTTCCTCGCGATTGATCGCCAGCAGGATCACTTCTGGTGCGAGGTCGGCGCGTTCAGCACGGCGCAGGGGCCGCGCTATCGCCAGCTTTGGTTCGGGCGGATCGACACGCGCGACCAGCTGCGTGCGCTCCAGGAGCGGTTCAAGGTATCAAGCGCGTGCGTCGCGCAGGACCGCGGCTACCGGCCGGCGGACGTGGACCGCGACTGCGCCGAGTTCGGCTGGCGCTCGATGCGCGGCTACGGCCGGCGGACGTGGACGATGCGCGACGAGGCGACCGGGACGATGGTCAACTTCCCGTTCAGCGACCCGCAGGTCTCCGACTACCGCGGCGGCGACGTCTACTTCTACAACTGGTCCGGCGACTACTTCAAGGACACGCTGGCGACCGCGCTCGAGGGCAAGGGCGACTTGCGCTGGGAACTGCCGTCCGATGTTAACCCGCTTTACCTCGAGCATCTCAAGGGCGAGGCGAAGGTCGAGGTGCGGACCGGCGTCTGGGAATGGCGCGAGGTACGGAGCAACGCGCCCAACCACGGCCTCGATACCTCGGCGATGCTGCTCTGTATGGCGACCATCGCGGGCATCATCCGCTTCGTGCCAGCGAAAACGTAGCGTGGAATTGCGGCCGAGGTTTTCCTCAAAAGAGTTCTGGACTTTCCCGAGCGCTTGGGTTTCTCTGGTCACGTAATGAAAAACACGACGATGACTGAGTTCAACAAAACCGGCCGCGATGAAAGCCACCCCGCGACCCCGATCCGCCAGACTGAAAAGGCCGTTGGTTTTTCGGTGCTCGGCAGCAATCGGATCGCTTGGTTTCCGAAGTCGCAGCTGACCTTCATCAAGGATGACTTCTACGTGAACGCCGAAGACCAATTCGCCATTCCGCTTTGGCTGCTCAACCGCAAGGCGGCCGAGCTCGGCTGCTTCCCCTGGGACATCGGATCGAAGTAAGCCCACCGGGGCGGGCTCACTACCCGCCCCAACTTTTTTCCGAAAGACGCTTGACTATCCCCACCGCTTAGGTTTCTCTCTGCACGTAATCAACAACGACCAATGAAGACCACCATCGACTCCCGCACTTACACCGTCGAAGCCCTCGAAGTCGGCCCGCTCGTCGCCGCTGATCTGGCCGGCCGAGGCTGGGAGCCGCGCTACTACGTCGCGACCGGCGTCCGCGGCGCGGTGTTCCTCGCCGTCCGCTGCGCCAAAACCGGCCGCTTCGCGCGGTCCTGAGCTTATGCCAGACGCAGCCAAGAACCCCGCCGCGGTAGCGCTAGGCCGCCTCGGCGGGCGGATTCGATCAGAGGCCAAGGCCGCCGCCGCAAGGCGCAACGGAAGACGAGGCGGGCGACCGCGGAAGCAGACCAAGCCGCTCCCATAGTGGGGCGGCTTTTTTGTCGTCAAATCGAAGCCAGCGCGAAGCGTCAAAAAACCTTTTGACGGCGGCCGCTTCAATATGGCGGCAGACAATCCCTTTCTCGACGTCGACGTCGCGACGCTGAACACGCTCAAGTCCAAGGTCTTGGACGCAATCCAGGCTTGCCTGCTCAACACGAGCTACTCGCTCAACGGCAAGAGCGTCACGCGCGCTGATCTTAACACGCTGAACAAGATGCTGGGCGACATCACCGCGGCGATTGAATACCAAAACGGCGACACGACCGACACGACGTTCGTCAGCTTCACGGGCAATTGATTATGCAGACCTTCGACGCGACCCAAGTCATCCGCAACCGGCCGTGGTTCGAGAAGGCGCTCGAGACCATCGCTCCGCAGGCCGCGCTGCGCCGGCTCCAGGCTCGCGTCGAGACCGCGCTCTTCAGCTACAACGCAGCGCAGACGAATCGGCTTTATGCGCCGATGCAGTACGGCCAGCCGAGCGAGTCCTCGCAGACGGTGCGCGAGCGCGTGGTGATGATGTGGGAGGCGCGGAACTTGGTCGAGAATTGTCCCGAGGTTAAGGAGGTCTCGCGCAAGTTCGGCAATTACCTGACGCCGACCGAATACTCGGCAACGACTGGAGACCGCGACTACAACGCGACCGTCAACGAGTGGTTTCACTCGTGGTGTAAGCAGGCGGATGCCACGGGCCGCAATAGCTTCCGCAAGCTCGTGCAGCTGGCCGCGGAGAATCGGCCGGTCGACGGCGACTGCGGCTTCGTCATCCGCCGCGTGGGCGATGGGCTGAAGCTCCAGCTGGTGCCAGCGACCCGCATCGGCAATCCGAACGAGATGGGCCTCGACTCCGAGAATTACTTCGAGGGCGTCATTACGAACGACTTCGGCGTGCCGGTCGCGTATCGCATTTACCGCGTGACGCGCGAGGGCGTTTACTTCGGCGCCGAGGACGTTCCGGCCGGCAACTTCTGCCACTACTTTGACCCGTTCCGCGTCGACCAGTACCGCGGAGTGACCGACTTTCACGCGGCGATCCAGACGGCGCGGATGCTGCACGAGATCCTCCAAGCCGAGAAGGCCGGCGTGCGCTTCGCATCGCAGCAGGCGGCGCTCGTCTTCACCGACCGCGGCACGGCCAACGCGCGCAACCTCTTCACGCCGACGCCGAGCGCGGTGCTGCCCAGCGGCCAGCAGCAGAAGAACGAGCTTTCCGAGGTCGGGATGATTAAGTATCTCGGCCAGGCTGATCGCGTCGAGACGATGCCGGCGCGGCCGAGCACGGCCTTCACCGGATTTATCGCGCATCTGA